TAAAGCTACTTTATGAGGCTTCGATAAATTAATATTTGCCTCGTGTTTTTGGTTTTCAAATAACCTACTAAATACTCTGTCTTTTGTACTCATTTGTATTATTTTATTATTTATATATCAAAGTTTAATGTATGCGTATTCATACGTCCCGACATAGTTTGTAAATCAATTATTGCATTTTTTGCCATATCGTAACCGTTTATTTCGTTTACGTCTGTCCCTAATTCGTCTGCTGCATTTTCGGCTCTCCCCATTAACTCCGTAAGGTATTCTATAGCTGTACCTATATCGTCATAAGTAATAGCTTTATAGTCGTTGTAAAATCTTACGTCGTCTGTTAATCTTTCTAATTGGCTGTTTACAGTAATAGCAATATCTACCGTTCTTTGCGCTGTTTGCAGCATATTGTCAAGATTCAAAGACGCTTGCTCTAAATCTTGTGAAATTCCTAATTTAGTTATATGCTTATTAAACTTTGTTTTTGCTGTCTCCTTAAACAGTTTGCTAAATACTATTTTTTGTGTTTGCATTTCTATCGTAGATTATATTTATCTAATTCTTTGTAATACTCATTTACTTCGTCTCTTGCCACTTGTTCGTAATTCTGTAAACGAACAATTTTCTGTAATGCGTCTTCTAGTATTCGTGGTCTAGCGATACTGATACCTAAATCACTTTCTGCTTGTATTAATTTATCTGCTTCAATATTGTACTCCTCTTCTAATTGTTGCAAAGAGTCTACAAAAGGTGTAACGTCTATCTCTCCAAAATAATTATTTGATATAATTCTTTCAAGCTCTCTAATAGGTGTAAAACTTTCGTCTATTAGAGTACCTAGTATTTCTAATTGTTTATTAGCGTCATCTATATACGATTCTAAATTATCGCCTAAAGCTAAATCTACTTTTTTAGATAAATTTGTTTCTCCTTTAAATAGCTTACTAAATACCTTTTTTTCTATCTGCATCTATTGAATTTATTATATAACGTTATTAATATTTTATTTGCATTTTCAATATGTTATTCCTCTACTCTTGTTATATTTCCTATACCTTGCGCCCATAATGTACCGTCGCAACATTCTATAGAATAAGTATTTTTATCTTTACATAAACACGCTCTATTACCACCCACGGGGGACGCATTAGACGGTACGCCCTTTTGTCTATAGTTTGCCATTTTCTATTTTTTTAAGTCTGTTTAATAATAATCCTAAACTTTCGTTTATTTCTTTATTTAGGTTAGCGTCTTTAGCTTTTGCTAGTGCCTTTTCTTCAAAAAATCCCTCTATCGAAAACCCTTTTATTGACCCGTCTACTTTCGCCATTTTCCAAAGCTCCTCGTTTTCTACTTTTACAGCCCCGACCCACGTACCAATAGGTAGGTCTAAATTATATAATGCGCTCTTGTCATTTATTTTGTCTTCGACTATCCACGATTCTACTAAGCTAACATTTTGCACCTCTTGTATATGCTCGTATGTCGCATTATTTGCGTGTCCGTTTTTTAAATATAGTTCGCTCGCTTGTTTTACTGTAGACTTTGTAAAGTGTATGTAGTACTCGTCTTTACCGTCTCGTCTATAAATCATTCTATTAGGTACTAAAAGTGCGCCTATTAAAATCTTTTTATCTTCGTCTATTGCTTTAAACTTATATTCTTTTTCGTTTTTAAGTGCTACCCAATTTTCGCTAATTGCGGGCGACTCTACTAAACTTATAGCGTCTACCCCCGAATACTCGTCCGTTTCGTCTATTATTAATTCTACTATTCTCATAACTATATAACGTTTTTATTTATTATTTGCTTTTATATACTTGCTGCACTTATTGTATTACGTTCTAATTGCTGCGCTGTAGAAACGTCTCCTGCCACTACATACGAGCGCACGGGTTGGCTAGTTTGGTCTGCTATTACGTCGGCTAATTGATTTGTACCCGAACTACCTACAATATTAAATGCGGGCGGTTGAAATGCGGGCGCACTACCCCCGCCACTATCGCCACCGCCTTTTACTCCTGCGGGTTTCTTTACAGATTTTATAGATTTTACAGTTTTTAGGCCTGCTGCTAATACAGCTATACTAGCTACACCTTTTTGTATTACGTCAAATGGTGCGGGTAGCGTAGACTTATTACCCCATACCTCACTAATACCTTGGTAGGTGTTTATAGTTGCCTGTGCTATAGCCGCTGCCTTTCCTGCTGCACTATTTTTACCTAGTATTCCTGCTATCTGTCCGAATGTATCGCTTATAGAGGATAATTTTTGTTTTTTTAATAGTTCGTCTCTAGCTATTTCTGCTGCATTTGATTTGTCGGCTATTGCTTTTAATGCTTTAGCTTTTGCAGCTTCTAGTATTATCGTGTCTTCGCCAAACTTTTTAGCTTGCGTTATAGCAAACGCATACTTAGCTATTACTTTTACTCTTTCCTGCTCTTCTTTTGTAAGTTGGTTAAGTGCGAACTCCTCTTCTAGTCTAGCTATCTCTTCTAGTGCTTTAGCCTTTTCGTCCGCTTCTAGTTGGTCTGCCTTTTCTTTTGCTTCCCTTATAACCTCTGCCTCTTTCTCTAATTTAAGCCTTAAAGCCTCTACCTCTTTTTCGTTTTTAGCCGTTTTCTCGTCTGCTGCTTTTTGGTCTTGCGCCTTTTGCTGTAATGTAAAACCGTCTCTAGTATTTTTTAGTTTAGTTAATTGGTTTCTAGTTTCTTTTAATGTCTCCTCGCCTTTTTTGGCTACGTCTTTAGGGTCAAAAACTAAATTAGCTATACCACCGCTAAAACTCTCTTCTAAATTTGTGCCGTCTTCTATAACTCCTAGAGCTGCTAGTGTTGCGCTTATTCCGTCTATAGTTCCTAGAATTAAAGTAATAGGTAAAGTAATTAAACGTATAATACCCTGTAGTATAGATTTGTTTCGCTCTGCTGCTTCTGTTTGTGATTTTTTTATAGCCTCTTGCGTTATAAGTTGTGCCTCTAAAGCCTTTATAGTTTCTATAGTCTGTAGCTTTTTAGCGTCTAAAATATCTCTTTCACTTTTACCCGAAAGTTTTAAAGTATTTGACGTCTCGCTAATTGCTTTATTTGCTGCCTCGCTAGCTGCTACACTTTTTTGTTGTGTTGCTAGTAAGTCTGTAGTCTCTTTATTTACACCACTAACTAAACCTATAATGTCGTCCCAATATGCCACGATTAAACCTAGAGCTACTACTAGCGCACCGATACCCGTAGATATTAAAGCACCTCGTAAACCTTTTAAACCTGTAGCAAAACCTTTAACTCCTTTTATAGCACCACCTACAGAACCCGCTAAACCTTTAATTTTGGTAGCGTACCCGTCTGTAACTTGGTCTAATACTTTAAAACCCTCTCTATTGTCTCTACCTGCTTTTGATACGCCCTCTAGTTTTTTCTGTAGTTGGTCTAAACTACTTTCGGCCTTTTTACTTTTTACTTCTACCTCAATACCAATTTTTTCTATAGCCATTTTATTTCGGTTTTAAGTTGGTTATACCCCTCTTTAATAGATTCGGGTAACTTGTTTTTACCTTGCGCTATTTTTATTAATTCGGTTTCGCCGTTTGCGTCCTTTAGCATTTGTAGAATTATGTTTAACATATTTTGTGTTTTTTATTGTATAATATTAATTACTTGTTACAACGGTTAAAATGTTTGAGTCTGCTACATTTACGCCTTGACTAGTTACTGCTATAATTTGTAACGTATAGGTTGTGTTTGCATTTAAATTATTGTATGTGTATCTCATAAACTGAACCGTTTTGCTAAAATCATCTTGGTTATTAACGCCGTTTACTTTTGGCTCGTAAATATCAATTTGATTGCCACCTGTATAATCGGCAACGTCAATTTCTACTGAATTTGTACCTAAATCATTTACAGATATTACAACACCGGTTAGAGGTGGCGTAGAACCACCGCCGGAACCTGCTAAGTCTACTAAATTATATAACTCTAGTTTACTTTCGCCTGTTTGTAAATTTGTATTTACACTATTTATATTAAATTGGTTTCCATTAATTACAAATAAATCTGCTAAAGAATAGTTTATAAGTACTTTTAAGGGTAGATATGCTTTTACTTTAGTTAATCTTCTGTTATAGTTAAAAATTCCACTAATATAATTAAGATAGTTTTCAGCAAATAAACTCTCGGTTTTTACCAACCCTGTAAATTCGTCAATCTCTGCGCCAAAATTTATAGTTTCTATATTCATACTATTTGACGGCCTGTTATAGGTTGTAACTTGACTTGCTGTACCGTCAGAAATTCCGTCTATAAAAGATATAGGGGTAGAGGTTGCGCTTGTACTTTGGTTTACAAAAATCATTGGCGCAGTTAATATAGGTAATTGGTTTACGTCTACACTCCAACCCCACTGAATAGGTGTATTTGGTAAACGCTCATATAGTATCTTTTCAAAACCTGTTTCTACTACATACTTAGACCCCCTATCTGTAGATTGTACGTTACCGGAACTTGTACTATTTTCTAAATTACCAAATGTACTATTGTTTAATTCTAAAAAATTAATTGCAAAAAATGTTTTTGGTACTTGGTTTCTAAATGCGATTTCTTGGTAAGGCGGTGCAAAATCTACGCTACCTGCTGTAGTGTCTACGAACTCGGATATGTCGATTGTATTACCACCTGCGTAATAACTGTCTAAAGTTTGTACCATTATTTTGCCGTCCTCTTGTACAAAAGCGGTTAAATTAAACATTTTAAATAGACTTGTAAGGTATGGTAAAACTAGCATCTTGGGTAGTTGGTCGCTTACTATTATTCTGTCTAAAACTTGTGTCGGCGCTACTGTTGTTATATAAGACGTAAAATTATTATATTCGGGGTCTTGCTCAAAAAACGGGTCGGGTATTGTTTCGTCTAAATTTAATTGTATTCTACAGGTAAACGAAAAACTTGGCGACGTTGCCTCTACTACAAATCTAAAACTACTAAATTGATTATTTGTACCTAAATTATTACCATTTATAAAATGCGCAGTAGTTCCGTCGGCTGCTAAATCTGCTGCTGAATTTATTACTGTTGTTTGTCCTGTAACATCTTCTACGATAATACTAAAAGTACCACCACCCGAACCTGTTACCCTAAAATTATAACCAAAAGACGCAGCGCGTACATAGCCATTAAAAGGTTTTATAGTCCAAATACCATTTACTATTTCACTATTAGAACAACTACCGCCACCTGTTTGCCCACCTGCGTTTTGGTCGTCGTATGTATAACAGAATGGACTCCAATTTTGAGACGCCGGTGCTGTCATAGAGTTTATTACTATTCTATAAATTTGCTCGCCGGTATAATCTTTACCTGCTAAACCTTTTTCTCTTGCCAACCAAAGAAACATATTATCGTAAATCTCGTTATAGTCAGCGCTTGTACTATCAATATTAAAAAAACTTTTACCTGTTCTTTCAAAAACCAATCCGTTACCGTTAAATCTTTGTGCGGTATAGTTTTCTATTTGGTCTATTATAGTAGATAATTTAATTGCGGGTTTTAAATCTGTAAAATCTACCCCTTTGTTATTAGCACCTGTTCCTGCTTGTTGATAATGTAAATTTCTAGTATTCTGTCCGCTAGTAGTAGGGTCATAATAAAATCTTTCGGTATGTGAAATTAAAGGGTATATTATATTACCATTTGCAAGGCTTGACGTTAGGCCTGTCTTTACAGTAGAAATGTTATAGTCAGTATCAAAACTCGTAGAAGACTCATATATATTTTGTAACGTAACTTCTTTTAATCTATTTTTTAAAGTAACTGTCTCGCCAAAAAATGTAACTCTATAAGTGTGCGGTCTATTATCTTTTAAAGAAACACCGTCTAAAGCTATAAAGCCTTTTCTAAATACAAATGAATTTAAAAGTATTTCGGCGCTTTTCCTATCGTTAGCGTTAAAACCACCTATAATATTAAAATCGTAATAATGTTTAAATAACTTATTGTTTGCAGAACTTGCCGGTAGAGAAAACGACTTAGAAAAATCTGTAAATATCGAGCCTATGTCTTTAGCATTTTGTATAGTCTGTGTTAAAGATACTGTCTCGTCGTTAAACAAGTCTATGCGCTCGCCCTCTATAAATAGCTGTACTTCTCTCATTACCTAATAGCGTTTATTTTATTATTAGCATATTTAAATTCTAAAGTATATTGTATTAAATTGTCATTTGATTGTGTCTTTTTATCTAAAGATTTTGTAGTTAATACTATAGGTAAAGACAAACCATTTTCTAATATCCAAACTTGCTCGCTTAAAAGTAATTGCTCTAAAACCTCGTTATACTCTTCGGGTAAAAAAGTAGTATTTAAAGTTATGCTATCGTTTCCTGTTACATTAAATGTAGCTTGGTTGTGTTGGTTAATATCGTAACCACCTGTAGGCGTTATAATATTTCTTTTAAAGGTTTCGCTTTTTACAGCTACTTTGTCTCGTCTTAATAAACCTAGCCATAACTCCTGCAAAGCTCCGAACTTATTTACAAAGGTTATTTTATACGGTGTAAATTTAGGCTCGCATATTCTATTAATTTTATATACGTCTGTGCCTATGGTTTTAGTTTGCTGCGTCGCTGTAATATTATTATAGGTAAATCCTGTAGTACTAAACGTAGGTATTTTACCGGTCGTGTTTTGTGGTAAAAATATTTCTCTATTAGATATAGCCGACGGCGTACCCGTAACTATAACGTTTGCCCCTTGCGCATAATAAGAATAACCGTCTACCCCTCTAAAATCATATTGTATAGTCTCTACCGTATTACCTAAAGAATTATATTGGTCGTACATTCTAAAAGTTAATCTAGTTTGTAACGATTGACTCGTAGCTGTTCCGTTAAAAGCTATAGTTAAATAATCTCTTAAAACCTCTGACGTCTCAAAATATGCTGCCGTGTTTGTTGGTAGTGGTGTAATGTTTTTGTTAAAAGTATAGATTGTCGTTAGCCCCCCTTGTCCGGTTAAATCTACCTCTACTACTAAACCTGCGCTAGCTGTAGGTAATACCGAGTTGTGTTGATAGCCTATTGTAATGCTACTACGTAAAAATCTCTTATCTGCCATTATTTAATTTTCTTTTTTATACTATCGCTAAATCGTAATTCTATATCACTAGCTGCTGCCTTTGCTAACTTCGTGCTTATGCTTTTATCTGCTTTTGTCTGTGCATCCGTAAAGAAATTAGTAGCACGTAGTCCTGTATTCCAAATACTTCTAGTGATTAAATAAACCATAGTTTTACGTTTTATAAATCTACCCTTTGCGTCTCTTACGTTTGGTATTCCTTTTTGTATTACCCACCTATCAATAGCTCCTCGTAAACTACTACCGCCTCTAAAATTTCCGCTACCAAACTTATACGGGCTGCTAGGTGCTTTGTTGTATCTGTTTAACGAACCGTTAGGCATTAATGCGGGGTTGAAACCTTGCACTCCTTTATCTACAAACTTAGCATACTCTTCTGCGTAAAAATCTATACTTGGGTTGTCTCCTGTTTTATTCTCTATCTTATAAGTTATACTGTTTGTTAAAGTTCCGCTACTGTTGCTTTTCTTTTTTTTAAGGTTTGCTCTTGCTGCGCTTACTACATTTAAACCGTACGCCTCTAGTTCTGCGACTACTCTCTTTAACATATATTTAGGTCATTGTTAATTTGTACGTTTACAGTCATTGCTACACCTGCTAGTACATTCTCGAACCTGTCAAAGAAAAACTCTATAGCGGCGTCGTCGTCTACTTGAAAACCGTCTAATCTTAATTGCCCGCTACGTAGTTCTTTATATAATTTATTGCTAACTGCTAGCTGTGTATTTAAAACGGTTTGCTCTGCTGCGTTATTAAACGGGTTTATCTGCTCTGTCTTTAATTGGTTTACTTTATCCATACATATAACCGTTACGTTAAATGTCATTACTTGGTCGCTGTTAGTTGCGCTGTTTATAATTAAATGAGATAGTGGATATATGGTTTGCTTGCTTAGGTCTACGTCGCTTATGTCGCCCGTCGTAACGGTATTTACATTTACATTTTTTAGTAAAGAGTTTTTTAATATTTCTAAAATTGTGTAATATGCCCTTGCTCCTGTATTTGCCATTATTTTTTAAATTTACTTTTTAAGTTTATGCTTTGTATTTCGTCCTGCTGCTTCGTGTATGTTAGATACGTTAAACAATTATGTATATTCTTTTCAGTAACTACGTCTAGCTGTAGAAAATCTTGGTTGGCTAATTTAATTATACTGTGATACCACCCCCATTGACTGTTGAAATTGGCCGCTCGTCCTGTTGTGTTTTCGTCTCCGCTGCTAGTGAAGAGGCTAGCGTAACTTTCAGTAAGTCTGCCTCTAAAAGAAAAAAAAACTGTAACGCTCCTAGAACTATAGAGGCGGGCATAACTTTCATTGCTTCGTGGTAGTTGTCTCCTGTGTAATCTTGTAAGGTATATTTACCTTTAGCTTTTAAAGCTACGGGTCTATATAAAACTGCCATAGCCTTATACATTGTGTCCCAATCGCCGACGTTGTTTTCTATGTCTACGAACTCGCCAAATGTTAAATTGTCTAGCTGCGGTACAAATCCGAACTCTATACCACCCATAGAAAATCTAGTTATTAATTGTGTCTTTTCGTCTAGTGCTTTATTTAATACAGTTGTAATTTTTTGTATCTCTGAAATTTTAATAGTTAAAGCCTCTGCTGTTTTTACACCGCAAAATATCTCTAGCATTTTTAGTCCTGCGTATTGTTCGCTTGCGTCGTCTTCGTTGTCAAACGCTTTTACAAATCTACTATATTGGTCTAAGGTTATGTCGTGTAAAGTTGTAGGTACTTCTAGCTTTAGTTTCATTTTATTACGTTTCTAATATAACGTTACAATTACAAACTTGTGTAAACAAAAAAAGCACCCGTTAAGGTGCTGTGTTATATTCTCTTTTTTATAGTGTCTCTTGTGTGTTGCTATTCAAAGCCTAGAGTGCTATAATTTTGTTTCTAAGCGAGTTTTAGTCGGCTAGGGTGGCCTTGGTATGCTCGGCGTCTAAATCGTCCGATAAGTCCCAATAATTAATAACACTACTATAGCCGTGTAAATAAGTATCGCTAAACTCTTGGCATTTCTTACGAGTTCCCTCAAAGACTACATTAGGTATTGTCTCTAGTACGTAATGGTCTTTTAGTTTTAGGTTATTCTCTACTAGGCTTACCTGTAGAATTTCTTTTTTTAATTTTCTAAGTTGGTGCTGTAGCCAAACGTTATCGCCGCTTGCTGCATAGTCTTGTAATAATTGCATTGTATCTGTCATATCGGTAGGTTTTAAAGGGGGTTGTTTATTAATGCCTCGTGTAAACTTTTTATTAATTCTTTTGCATTTTTTCCTGCATAACGATAGGATAGTCCGTCCGGATTGAAACACTTTATCTCTTCTATATTACTATCGCCATTTGGTTGTATTATCATCTTCATATCTATATGTTTTTAAAGGTTAAAATTGCTCTTGGTATTCTACTGTGTAAATATTTCCGTTTACGTCTGCGTAGGTTATAGTGCCTGCGCTCCACTTCTCTAGCTCGTCTCTCATTATTTTTTAAGTGTTAAGCCGTAGAAACTAGCTACGTAGTTAATGTGTTTCTGTGTTGTCATACTCCAATACCCTAGTTGGTATAAAAAGTCATTTTCTATTGTAGCTACGTGTGTGTTATAGCTAAATACTTTATCGCCTAGTACTCTTAAATTTTGTTTATATTTCATCATATCGTTTTGTTTTTAAATTAATTCGCCCCATTGTCCGCCCGTAAACTCTTCGTTTAACTCTAGGCTACCGTCGGGGTGTATTGTCGGTATTGAATAACTAAAGCTACCGTCTGCCCATTCTGCCGCTTCGTCCATAGATTTGTATATCTCGTCTAGGCTTGTAAACTTCAAAACTTTAGAGGTGCTGCAACCGTCGCAATCTCTAGCGTCATAGTTTATTAAAATGTAAGAGTCTTTAATTAGTCTTTTTAAAATTTCGTTTTCGCTTTTTAAGTCGTAATTTATTCTTATACTCATTGTGTCGGTTTTTAAAGGTTAAAAATTATATTGTGTTTGCAAAAAATTGCGGGTACTTTTCGGATATTACCTCTACAGTAAGACGAAACCCTGTATAACTGTCTAGGGTCTTTTCTGTTGCTACGTCGTAAACTTCTATATGAGCTACTTCGTCGGGTGTTTCGTAAGTAAAGTAAATTTCTTTAGTGCCTACTTTATCTATCTTAACTGCTTGCTGTACTTTCCATAATAAATCGTCAAATTGTCTCATTGTGTTTGTTTTAAAGTTGGTTAATGTCTGTAGTTTGAATTGGCATAAATACGCTGTATTCGGGGTGTTCGTTTATTAGCTCTATAACGTGGTAGGGGTTGTTATAGTTTACGTCCTGCGTTTCGTCGTCCTCAAAGACTATGGTTACGCCCATTATGTTATTCATTGTAAAATATTTGTGTATTGCTTGCTCCGTATATGGGTCTATCATTTTTTTAAGTTTTAAAGGTTTATACCATTTCCATTTTACCTAGTTTATTTCTAGTCTTTATATAAGTGCATCCGCTGTCTAGGGTCGCTATATCTAAGATAGTAAACTCGTCATACTCTCTGTCATACATTGCCTCAAAGTTAGCGTAGCCGCTGTAGTATTTAATGTCGTCGCCGTCGTATAGCTCAAAAAAATCATTTAAGCCTAGTAGCCTACGTCTTTTTACTTCTTTGTCTGTGGCTCTGTAGCCGTCTAAGAAATTATTTAATATACAAAAGTACGGTGTGTTGTCTTTTTTACTTGTCCAAAATCTTGCTTTATCGTTTATCATTTTATCGGTTTTAAGTTATTATATATTTATCGTTATTAATATTATTGCTATAATTACCATTATTACAGCGTGTATTTTATTTGAAAGTATTTCGTCTTTTTTCATTCTGTATATTTTAGTGGGGTTTTTACACCCCTATTATTATTACGCTTTATCTACTTTAGGTGTATGTCTCTCTAAACTTACTAGCGATAAATCTTTTAATTTAATTCTAACTTTTATAGGATTACTGAATATATCAAACGTATAGAGGTTTAAAGCTCCTCTTGTAATACCTGCTACATTGTAAGAGTTTATACCGTTTAAGCCCTCTTTACCAATCATAAAGTTTTTTAAGCCCTCGTTGCTGTTGTACTTCTCTATAACGTAGTTGTATGTCCTGTCTAAACAGTCGCCTATCGTATATTCTACGGTTAATTTATCGTTTAATTTCATTGTTTCTAATACTTCGTTTAAATTTTTCATTTTGTTATATGGTTTTTATTGCGGGCTTAATTGCCCTGTTATTGTACTTGCCGAAAACCTACTTTTTTAACTGTACCTAGCTCTGTTATTTATATGGTCGTAGCCATAAACTGTGCTTACTTCTAGCGTTTATTAGTAGTCAATATGTCAAAGAATAGAGGGACGTCTTTTAGGGGTAGTGTCGCCCAACACCTAAATATACATTATATATAGATATTTACAGCTATGTTTATAACTATTTTAACAAAACTTTAACAGTAAGATTTTAGTGGTAGTAATTAACGTATTGCGTAGCGTCCTACGTTGGGTTTGGATAGCTTTTTAAAAATAGAATATCTAATAGAGTCCACGCTATGATTAAATTTATCGACGGGTTTATTTAACAGATTTCCGTTTTTGTCTTCTACCCATTTGTAATTGCGAAATTCCTGTAGAGTATTAGAGCTGCGAGTAGTTACGTATATGTTATAACGTTTCATTAAATCAATACCCATTAAGATACTGTCTTTGCCTTTTGTCGCTGCTTTACAGTTCCAACCAAAACGGTGTAACTCGTCTATACTTTTAGGCTCGCTACTATCTGCAAAAATTTCGTCTTGCCTAGTAAGTCCTAGGTCTAGTAATTTGTTATGTATGTCTCGGTTTGTCATTCCGTACTCATAGAATAACTCATTGATATAAAGCGAGTTACCTAGTACATAGGTTTCTACCAACACCGACGGGTCATTTACAAAACCCCAATCTAAACCTTTTGAGACTAGCTTTGCTTCGGGCGGTATCTCTTCGCACTCGTTTACTTTAAATATTGTAGCCCTGTTGCGTCCGACTTGCCCTAGCCCGTACACTCGCCAATAGTCGGGGTCGGTATCTTCTAGCCGTTCGATTTCGTCTACTAAAGTTTGCTCTAAAAATTTATTGTCTTTGTAAGTTGTAATAGTAAATTGCGAGTCTTCTCTAGTCTTTACCTTTGTGTATATCCACGAATACTCGTCCGACGGGTTGTAGTCCATTATTACGCTAGGGTCGCCCTCTACACCTACAGTCCTAAATATAATCTGTGTAAAGGCGTCGTAGGTCATTTCGTTACATTCGTTTAAAAATGCTAAATTTCTTTTACGTCCTTTTAATCTGCTAGCTTGGTCTACGCTTACAAACTCAAAAAGATTGCCGTTTAGTTTATACTCGCTATTAGATTTGTTGTGGTTTTGGTCTTTGTATAAATCGTGTTCTTTTAGTATGTCGAAAAAATCACGCATAACTGTAGCCCTTAGTGCGGGGTACGTAGAACGAAATATAGTTATAGTTTTACCCGTGTGTCTTTGGCAATAAGAAAAAATTAGCCATAGCATAGAGTTGTAGGTTTTTCCGCTTCTCGTCCCACCTTGCAAAATTACTATTTTTTTGTCTGTGTCCTCTAAATATCGCCAAACTACATTTGTTTGTATCTCGCTCATTATTCAATAACTTTGACGGTAAATTCTTTTAGGTCTGTTACTTCTACCTGCTGCCTCTCTATATACCCTCTGTGCTTTGCTTTACTCTTTAAGTAGAATATAATGCTAGCGGTATCTAATTGTTTTATTTTTTCATAAAGTTGAGACTCTACAAAGTCTATAGCAAACTCGTTAATTTCGGAAACTCTTTGCTTATATTCGGGGTCTTCTTTTATCCACCTATAGTGCGTAGCCCTAGATACTTTTACATTAATACAGCTAGTAGAGACTATACCTAAGTTATATTCTAGTTGTTCTAATAGTCTCTCTTTGCTTTGCTCTTGGTCGTATAACATACTTATATAACGTTATATTTAAAAATTTGCCTGCATATCGTCTGCTGCTTTACTTAATATAACCTCTTGCTTCTCTATAGCTCTAAGCAAGTCTAGTTGATTTTCGGGTACTATTTCCATTTCGGGGTAGTTTCCCACAAACTTAGAACTATTAACGTCTATGTTGTTTATGATTTTATGCGCTAGGTATTTTATCTGCTGCAAACCTTTTTGTGTTTTAACTTTCATTATCAAATTAAATATCGTTTCGTACTGTCTTAGCGTTACCTCTGTCTGTAGTATTTCTATTAGGTATTCGTTTAAATCTTTACGTCTGTATTTTATTTCATTAGAGAAATTTTTTACACTATATAAAATCGTGCAATGCGAGCGTTTGCTAAAACCTTTTCGTTGGTAGAATTTAGCTATAGCCTCTAAAGTAAAACCGTACTCGTTTCGCATTATGGTATCAAATAAACCTCTACAGTCTACAAAGTCCTGCTGCTTACGTGGATTGAATATATCCGTACCCGTATAGTTTATTACCAAATCTGCGACTTGCTGAAATTTAGTTGCTTTGTAATTTATCATCTTCTGTGATTTTATCTAGTATATTACTATTAGTTTGTACCCTTAAATAAAGCTGCGCTATTACCCTCTCTAGGGTTGTTATTCTTTGTTGCTGTGTAAGTTTTTTTTGTCTCATTATTTACGTTTAAAAGTTTCGCTTTCGTCTTCTCCAAATACTCCCATACTATACAAACCGCATAGCTTTAAGGTCGCCCTACTCATAGCTCGCTTTTCTGCCATTTCCATTACATACCACGTATTAGTACTACCCTCTCCATAGCTATTGCCTTTTAAAGCACTACCGAATGTTTCTATAGTTTCTGTGTCTTTTACAAAAGCTCGTTTAGCTACCGCTTTAATTACTGCGAAATTAGATTCGCACTTTATAACCTCGTATTTTATTTCTATATTCTCTGCTGCTATTATACGCTCAATACCACTCCTAGTAATAATAGTGTAGTGTTGGTGCTTGAAAAAATCTTCTGCTGTTAAATTGTATAGCTTATATAATTCTGTAAGTTTATCTCTATTCATTTTTTTAAATTTTAGTTATTCGATTAATTGCGCTGTCAAGTAAATACTTAAACATTTTACCATTCTTTTTTATTCTAGGGGTAATATAAAAACGTGCTGCCTTTTGCGTTTTGTTATTTATTATCCTATAAGAGTTACCCCCGTCTCGTCTATCTCTTACTTCTAAGGTATAACTAACTAACATTTACCCTCGTCTTTGTCTGCGTCTATTTTCGCTGTTAAGTCTAGGTAATTTCTAGTACCGTATTTTGGTACTCTAAGTTGGTAAT